CCTATATTGAAGGTTGGCATGAGAAAACCCAAGATGATGATAGATTACATGGAAGATTCCTTATTCATGGCTGTGTAACTGGAGATACTAAATTGGTGGGTAAAGTTAGGGATATACGTATTAAAGATATATGTCCTAAAGAGATGGGTATAAAGAATATTGAATCCCAAGATTTATGGGTATTAACTCATGAGGGTACTTGGGAACAAATTACACATGCTATTAATAAAGGTAAACAGATTACTTATAAGATTACTACTTCAGAGGGGGATATTTTAAAATGTACAAAAGAACATAAGCTTTTAACTACTATAGGTTGGAAAAAAGTACATGAGATTTTTAAGAAAAACCTAACCGTTATTATGTATGATACCAGTAAATTCGATATAGAAGCCCCAAATACTGGTAAGCCTTCTAAAGAAGTGATTTTTAAAGAGATACCAAATTGGCCAGGATATCTGGTATCATCTGAAGGTAAAGTTTTTTCTGTAAAAATCCCAGGTTCACGAGGATTGTTAGATTACAACCATCCTCATGAATTAATCCCTCGAGAATGGAAGTTAGGTAGGTTAAGAGTATATCTTAGAAATAATACTAATAAAAAATATGCTTTCCCAGTGTCTCATTTAGTATGGATGACTTTTAATAATCAAGAAATCCCAGAGGGTATGGTGATAGACCATGTGAATTGTAACTCTTTGGATAATAGGCCAGAGAATCTTCAATGTATATCCTATTCTGAGAATATTAAAAGATCTTATAAATATACTCGTACTTCTTTTGTTAACGGTAATAGAAACGGATTAACTAAATTCAATACTCAAGTAGTGGGAGAAATACTTGAGAAATATCAATCTGGTTGTACTCAGAAAGAGTTGGTGGATTTATATGGTATTTCTCAAAAACAGGTATCTGGTATTACTCTTAAACAAAGAAGAAAAGAGATATACATTGCTAAGATAATTTCTATGGAATGTATAGGAGAAAAAAATATCTACGATTTATCTGTAAATCATAATCATAGTTATATAACTCGTTCTAACTTCATAAACTCTAATACTACAAGTGGAAGATTATCTTCAGCAGAGCCCAATGCTCAGCAAATACCCAAGACATCAGTAGACCCAAATATAAAGAAGCAATTAGTTGCTCCAAAAGGAACTCTATATATTGCTAGTGACTTTAGCCAGGCAGAGTTAAGAATTATGGCTCACTTATCTGGAGATGAAACTTACTTAAATGCTTTTAACTCTGGTCAGGATCCTCATTTGGCAATTGCTGCTACTAAATATCATGTTCCTTATGAAGAAGCTTTAAAAATATATGAGGATGAAAATCACCCAGATCATAAGATATGGAAGGTAAGGAGAAAGCAAGCTAAACAGATTGCATTTGGACTTATTTATGGAATTGGTGCTAAATTACTAGCAGTAAAATTATCTGACCCAAAATCTGGTATCATAGTTACACCAGAAGAAGCACAAAAGGAAATGGATATATTCTTTGGTCAACATCCTAAGCTAAAAACCTTCTTAAAGAAACAAGAGAAATTCCTTAGAAAGAATGGCTACTTAGTTTCTTTATTTGGTAGAAAACGAAGATTACCCCAAATATATTCTTCAGATAGAGGAGAAGAAGCTTATGCTTTACGATTAGCATTAAATTTCCCTTGTCAATCTGCAGCTTCTGATATGTGCTTATTTGGTAGTATTTTAATATATTACCTAATGAGACAAGGAAAATTACCTTCTACAAAATCAGTATGCTTAGTCCATGATGCTAATTATCAAATCACTAAACCAGAAAACATAAACACATGGAGTATTTATGAGATGTGGCAAATTTATCGAAACCCATTAACTAAACCCTATTTTGGTTTTCAGATAGATGATCTAGATATGGAAATGGACTTTGTTATAGGTAGATCGATGGCAGAAGAACTACCTTTTATTCCTGGATATGATTATAGAAAAATGCTCGAACCCGATTTTTCAGTAGAAGAGTACATGGAAGAGCATAAGAAATATAAGCATATAAAGATAAAAGATTACCCTAAAATATTCAAGAAGGAGATAAAGAAATATAAAGAGGGATATGAAAAGAAAGTACATTAGTAATATGCCTATTGAAGGATTCTCTAAATATCACATATGTAAGAATGGCCGATTATATTCTATTCATAGTGGTACTTGGAGATTGATAAAACCAGTAGCAAAGAGTACTGGGTATATATCTAATAATCTAATATCTGATTCTGGTAAAAGAGCTAATTTCTATCGACATAGATTAGTTGCAGAAGTTTATTTACCAAATGATAATCGTACTTTAGTAGTATGTCATAAAGATAACAATCCTTTAAATAATCGGGTAAGTAATTTATATTGGGGTACTCCAAGAGATAATACTCAACAGTGTATAAGAGATGGTAGATTCCCATTTCGTAAGAAGAAAAAGGTGGATGAAAATAAGTTGATACATCAATACAATATTGGAATACCCAGAAAAGATATATTAGAAGAATTTCGGATATCTACTAAACTACTTTATAGTATTTTAAGAAAACATAATGTTAAACTACGAAAATCATGAAGAAGATTTTAAACGGTCCCACGGTGTGGAGAGCTAAATGCCCAGTATGTGATTGTGAATTTGAATATGATACCAGCGAAGCTTTTAGAGTTTACGATAAATCGAATAGTGATATATTTAAGGTAATACAATGCCCAAATTGTAAAACTCATATAAAGCATTCAGATTCAGTATCTACCACTACAGAAACGATAAGAGAGGATACTATGACAACATAACTAATTAAAATTTTAGATTATGGAAAATGACACATTAAAGAAAGAGGCTGATAAGGTAATCAATGTAACTTACATGTTATCTGGAGTATTAGAACAATCATTCCAAGAAATGGATGAAATTTTGGATAGATTACACAAAAGACTTCACCATGAAGACCGAAGGTTAATCAACTCTATCCGAAAACATATAAAATTTCTCAATTCAAACATAGAATCACTCAGAACTCATTCACTTTCTAAGATGGATGAAGAAACAGTAGAATGCTTTGATGATACTACTCTTAGATTTTATGTAATCTTCATGAAATTACTTGAAGTTGCTGGTATAGATTACCTTTGCGATTTACGATTATACTCTCTGTATAATCTGTTAGACAAATATCAATCCCTTACTAGTTATCCCAAATTAGATTCTAGGGCTAAGATTGCTTTCCTACAAGTTAAGAGAGATATCGAAAATGGTCAGTATTCTGCAGAAGATATGAAAAACGTTTTTAAGTTGAAAGATGAAAACCGAGATAAATAAACTTAAGGTAGTATTTGAGGGTAGAACCTTAGAAATAGATATTCAAAAGGAATTATCTATCAATGAGAACTTATTAAATTCTCAGCTAAAGGATTCTCCCTCTAGTTATTATATACTTGCTTCATTAAGAGATAAGTATATAAAACAAAGAGATGCTTTAGCAAGAGAAAAAGAGGAAGCATATTCTGCTGCATGGGTATTTATAAAAGATTCCAATGAGAGGTTCAATAATGATTACGTATCTCATAAAGCTAATATAAACCCCAAATATAAATCTATTTGCAAAAGGTATCTAAAGGCTGCAGCTAAAGCTAATAAATTTATAGCTATCTGTAAAGCTTATGAGAGTAGAGAGGGCATCTTAAGAACTCTTAATGCCAATATCCGTAAGTTACAGTAGGAACTATAAAAGATTACTAACTAAATTTTATAAATATGTATAATTTACAACTTATATCAACTCTAGTAGCTAAGAAGCTTGGTAATAGTATTCCAGGTTTACCCGTAGAAAATAAAATCTTGGTATATTCTCCCAAAGAGATTAATACCACTGCTTCTGGTATTATTATCCCAGATATGGTAAAGGAAGGAGTTCCTCGTAAGGGTGTTGTTATTAAATCTGGTGTAATTACAGAAGAATATCAAACTTACAAGGACCCCGTGGAAATTGGTCGTATAATCGAATATGGATTGTATGCTGGTAAAGAACATCAATTCGATAAAAACTGTTTACCTCAGGAATTACAACCCTTTTATGAAAAGGGTCTGTTCACCGTATTAGCTTTAAATGAGATTTCATACTCAGAACCCAATAACTTAGATTGATATGATTAAAGATAAGGACAAAAAGAAAAAGAAATTATCTTCTAGTGGCATGACTACTAAAGATAAGATGTTAGCCCGGAAAAAACAATTAGAATCCAAGGGTAATGGTAGTGGATTGGTATTCCCTAAAGAGGGAACTTTAAGAATGAGAATCAAATCTCCAGGAGATGACCAGGAATTGGGTATTGAATTGATTCAATTCTATCTTAATAAGGATTTGGGAGGAGTTATTTCCCCGGCTACTTTTGATGAACCATGCCCATTTATGGAAAAGTACCAAGAACTGAAAAACTCAAAAGACCCAGATGACCAGGAACTTGCAAAGATGCTGGTACCAAGAAGAAAATACGTAGTGGGTGGAATAGTATATTCAGATGAGAAAGGTACTAAGGTAGATTATGAAGGAAAAGATAAGGGAGTATTAATCCCAAGATCAGTATACCAGGATATTATCGACCTTTACTTGGATGAAGACGAAGCTGGAGATATGACAGACCCAAGAACTGGATACGATATAAAAATTATCCGTTCTGGTTCAGGTAAGAATGATACTACATATTCAGCTCGTGCATGTAAACCTACTAAACTTGACAAGAAGTATTCAGGTAACGTAGATTTGGAATCCATAGTAAGATCTCAGATTAAAGATTACGATGAACTGGAGGAAACTTTGGCATCATTCTTAAAAGAAGGAAGAGATTCTGATGAAGAGGATGAAAAACCAAAGAAGAAAAAGAAAGGCATTCATAAGGATCACTACATGGATGATGATGATGAACCTAAGAAGAAAAAGAGAAAGTATAAGTCAGATATTTGATAAATTGGTTTTATAAATGGTTGGTAGAGGAGGTAATTCAAGAAATTGGTTATCTCCTTTATTTATGTTAATACATTACAGTATGGCAAAAGGAAAAGTGGGTTTAAAAGTTCCCTCTAAAAACGAATTACTAAAGAAATATGGGTCATCAATAGTACTTGCTTCTGAAACAAAAGAAACAGGTCTATGGTTACCAAGTACTTTCTTTGCATTGAATTATACCTTTGGTGGAGGAATCCCATTTGGTAAAATCCTAGAAGTAGCAGGAGAAGAATCTTCTGGTAAATCACTTATAGCTTACAACTTTGCTTATTCATGTCAACAATTGGGAGGTCATGTAATATGGGTAGATGCAGAACAATCTTGGATGAATTCCTGGGCTCAAACTAATGGAGTTGATCCAGAAAGAGTTACAGTAGTTAATGATACTCGTATTGAGAATGTTGCGGATGCAGTAGCAGACTTAGCATTATATTTCAGATCTCAGTTAATACACAATGAGCCCATACTTCTGGTAATAGATTCAGTTGCTGCTATGGATTGTGCAGATAACATAGATTCAAAAATGACGGATGCTAAAGCAGAGATGGGAGGTAGAGCAAAGGCTTTGTATAAATACTTCCGTATCAGAAGCGAATTATTTTATCGACTGGGAGTTACACAGATTTATATTAATCAATTAAGAACTGCATTGAATGTTGGATTCGGAAAAGATAATACAACAACTACAGGAGGCGCAGCACTTAAGTTCTACGCTTCAATCAGAGCTGCTTTCTATTCAGGAAGATCTATCACTGTTAAGCAAAAGGGTAAAGAACGCAAAGCTGGGAAACTCGTCACGGTTCGACTTATTAAAAATAAAGTTGCTCCTCCAAGACCTACAATCAGCAAATGCCCAGTATACTTCAATCCTAAGTTCCATGAGGTTGGATTTGATAGATGCTTTGGATTAGAAGATGTATTGGTAGAAAATGATATAATCATTAAATCCTCTGGTGGAGTATATAAACTCAAGGATAAAACTCTTGCAAGAGGAGAAGAGAAATTTCAAAAGCTTTTGGAAGAAGATGATGATCTAAGAAGAAAGCTTTTAAGGAAAGCAGATATAAATACCATTGGTACTACTCGTAAGAAACTAGAAGCTCTTACAGAAAACTGTTATCCCATAGATGGAGTAGAATACGAATCCTATAATGAATCAGAAGACGAAGAGGAGGAAGACGATGAGTAAGAAAACGATATTACTAATAGATGGATGTAACTTACTTCACCAAAGTTTCCATAAATTCGAAAAGCTTAAGTCTACCGATGGAAAACCAAGTGGAGCAATATTCGGATTTTTTAGATCATTACATGGGTTCCTACATAGGTGGGACCCAGATGAGGTTATTATAACTTTTGATAATGGACACTCTCCTTATAGAGATGCTTTGTTACCAGATTATAAGGGACATAGGAAAAATATTTCAGTAGATTATGAATCTCTTCAATCTCAAAAACGTATTATTATGGGTATGCTTAAGCTCCTAAGAATTAAATATGTTTTTGATAAGCATAATTCTACTAAATATGAAGGAGATGATTTCTTAGCGTACCTAGTTTTAAATAAAAAACCCACTGAGAAGGTAATCATAATATCATCCGATAAGGACTTTAATCAACTTATCGGTAAAGACGTAAAGATAAACAATCCAAGAAAAGATGAGATGATTCATCAGGGTAATTGTAAGGAACTATTCGGATATTCTCCTGAAGAAACAGTAGATTACCTTTCAATGGTGGGAGATACTTCGGATGATATTAAAGGTATACCAGGTATTGGTCCTGTAAAAGCTAGGAAAATATTGGACGAATATGGTACTTTGGATAAATTTCTAGAGCATCATCATCAAACTTCTCATGTAGAGATTGCAGAAAGGAATAAGAAGCTTATAGATTTAAGATTATTTCAAAAAGAAGTACCATTATCCAAGTTACCTATGAAAAAGTTTGCTAATAAGGAGATAAAATACAAGAAATTCAAAGAAGTCTGTATCGAATACTCTTTAGCATCCTTTATGACAAATGAATTTATGAAACCATTTAAAGATTTGTTATCATGAAAAGAATTATGTTTGTAGGGCCAAGTGGAATAGGAAAAACCACTTTGGCAAAGTTAATAGAAACCAAATATGGTATACCCTTTATATCTGGTAGTATGTCAGATTTAATGCCAGATACAAAAGAGATGCACCATGCTGAGTTTTTACACCAAGAATGTGGAGAACTCATAAACAAGGATTATCAATTGTTGAATCTGAGAAATAAGCTTTTCAAGGATAAAGAAACTTTTGTAACAGACCGTAGTTATGTAGATTTAGCAGCTTATTTCATATATAAACAATCTACTAATATCCCAGAATGTGAAGTAGATGCTTTCTTAGATATATGCAAAGATCTTACAGTTCAACAATGTGATTTATTAATATACCTTCCCTTGAGTATGTACAATATGAAAGAATGGCCAATGGAAGACAATAAGAAGAGAATCATAAATAGATATTATCAAACTCAAATGTCAGATATAATGGGTAACTTACTAACTCAGTGGAATATCTCAAATAAAATAGATATATTAGTAGTACCTCAATTAGATTTCTACGACAGAATACACATGATAATGTCAAGATTGGATTAATATGAAGAAACAAGTAATAGCAATAGTCTTCTCAGATTTACATCTTAATATATATGCTAAGTTCAATGAAGACAATAAAAGAACCCTGAATCATTTCAGGGTTTTGTCGATTATACAAGAGCAATGTAAAAAGTATAATTGTCCGGCATTATTCTGTGGGGATTTCTTTCATAAGCCAGAAATTATGGACCAAGATCTTATGGAATTGACCTATGAGAAATTTAAGGAATTAGAGTTAAGAGAAAACCAGGTAGAGATATTCTCTATATCAGGAAACCACGACTTAAAGAAAGTTAGCTTTATAGGTAATAAACCTTTTTCATGGGTTAAGTTCTTAGAACAATTTGGGATAGTGAACCTAGATTATGGTAAAAGATGTCTGGGTATGAATGCAGTAGTATACGGTATACCCTACATAGATCACAATGTAGGTTTATCTGAATATCTGAAAAATATAAAGCTTGATAAGAATGCTGATAATATCCTTATGCTTCATACTGATTATCCTGGAGCAAAAGATACGGATGGCAGAGAAATTGATTCAGTAGAAAATCTAAATCTGAATGTACTGAATAGGTTTGATTTAATTATCTGTGGTCATATACACAAACCACAAAGATTATCAAAGAAGGTTTATATGATAGGTGCTCCTTTACAACAGAGAAGAACCGATAAAGATTGTAAACTGGGATATTGGAAACTTTATTCGGATTTATCTATGGAATTCGTAGAACTAAAGGGATTTCCAAAATTCATCGATGTTGAATCCGAAGACGAAATTAAAAATGATGGCAATTATTATACCATTTTACCCAAGAAAACTAGTATTCAAGTAAATACAAACCATAAGATTACTAAGCAAGTTTCTAAGAAAACTCTAGCAAAAAGGTATCTAAGGGAAAAAGGCATAAAGGATGATGCTAAGAAACAACTTTTAATTGACACTTTAAACAAAGCTGAATCATGTTAACATTCACAAGGTTAAATATACAAGGATTCTGTTCTATAGATTCCTTCAGTTTACAATTAAACCAAGATTGTACAGTTCTTATAAAAGCCCCAAATGGTTTTGGGAAATCAACTCTACTGAATGCCTTAGTATGGGCATTATATGGGAAAAACATAAAGGGAGTATCTGAAGTAAATACCTGGAAAGAATACCAACCCAAAGATTATAAAGGTACCATGGTAGAAGTATTTTTTCAGAAAAACCAGGATTCATATAAGGTAATCAGATGTCAAAAATTTAAAGATTACCTAGAGGATGGTGCTAAGGGAAATGATAGACTTATCATCATTAAAAATGCTGAGACTATTAATATCAAGGGTAAGAATGAATTACAGAATGCCATCAATAAAGAACTAGGCTTATCTTACCTGTTATTCATGAACTCCATTATGTTTGGTCAAGGTATTAAGAGATTAATCCAAGAATCTAATTCAGATAAGAAAAAGCTTTTTGAGGAAGTATTCGATTTAGAATACCTAAATTTAGCAAAGGGTATAGCTAATCAAGATAAAGCTGTAATCTTAAACGAGATTAATCAATTAGAATCCGAATCTCTTTCACTAAAGAAAGAATTAGAGGCAAATAAAGAAGCTTACTTTGATTTAAGGTCAAGAGAGAAATCCTTTAAGAAAGATCTAAGAGAAAAATCTAGGAAACTAAAGGAAGAACGAAAAGACCTAACTGCGTTACTTATTGCAAAACAAAAACATATTTCAGATGAGGTGGATGTAGCAATAGAACAAAAGGTAAGAAATCAAACCAAAGCAGTACAAGAGATAAAGAATCGAATTAAGATAAACAAGGAAACTCTAAGTACTCCCTTAAATGAACTGGTGGATGAGTCCATAGAATTAATAAAGAATAAACAATATAAGAAAGCCTTGAAAATGCTTACTCCCATCAGTAAAGCATTTAAAGAAAGGGAGGAACTTCAAAGCTTATATGAAGAATCCGTAGAGAGATTAGATGAACTAGAATTTAACTGCAGTAAGTATAAGACTCTAGTTAAAGAATGTTCCGATATTGCTTCAGATTTGGCAGATATAGACCAGGAAATAAAAGACCTTAAGAATCAGAAACTAAAGGTAATGTCTACTAAATACAAAGAAAGACTAAAAAAGATTCGTAAGGATTTAAGAAAGGTAGATGAAGATTACCATAACCGAGAACTAGAGTTAGAGAATTATAATTGGTTGATAAATGACCCTCTTGGTAACAATGGAATCAAGGCATATCTATTTGATTCATCCCTACATTTATTAAATCGTACTCTAGCTAGTTATTCAGAAGTATTAGGTTTTAGAATTGAGTTTAACATTGACCTCAATTCTACTAGAAAGGATTTCGTTACTCTTATCGAAAGAGATAATCACATAATCGATTATGATGAGCTATCAGGAGGAGAGAAACAAGTATGTAATCTATGTATGGCATTTGCAATGCATGAAGCTTTAACTGCAAGTAAGGGTATTAACCTAGCTTTCTTAGATGAAGTATTTGAATCTCTAAGTTCAGATAACATAGAATTGGTAATAAACCTTATAAAACACATATTCAATGGTAAATCTTTATTTTTAATAACCCATCATGACTCACTACCTTTATCAAATACTAAGATCCTGCAAGTAGAGAAAATCAAGGGCCTTAGTTATTATAAACCACTATGATCCATAAACAATACAATGAAATTATGGCAAATAGTAAAAAGAAAGGTAATCGATTTGAACTCAAAGTCTCAAAATGGTTTACGGAATGGACTTCTTTCAAATTCGGCAGAACACCTTACTCTGGTGCAAATCATCAGAGTAGGGATTTGTCTTCGGATATTATGTGTCAGGATGAAAGACATGCCCATAGATGTAAAATCTCGGTAGAATGTAAAAACTACAAAGACATCAAATTCGAACATGTATTATTGGGTAATAAATCCTGTGATATATTAAAGTTCTGGGAACAAGCAAGTAAAGATGCTAAAAGGGCAAAGAAAGTACCCATATTATGTATGAGATATAATTCAATGCCTTCAGCAGAATTCTTCTTTGTAGTAGATTACAAACTGGGCAGTGTTATAGCTCAATATATCACTAAATCAATGTATATCCAAGTACCTGGGAATACTCTTATGGTATTCATGGCTAGTGAAATATTAAAAGTACCGTACAAGATGATTCACAAACAAGCTAAGTTAATCGTAAAAAATCAGTAATATGAAAAAACGTATCCCATACTCCTATGTAATCTTCTACCTAGAAAGAAAGTATTATCACCTTATCGAGAAAGAGTTAAAAGAAAAGGGATACGAAAATATCAAGGTTATTATCCCAACTCTAGATATACTTAAGAGAACAGTAAAGGGTAAGATGGTATTTGAATCTGTTCCTATACTTTTCAATTATGGTTTTATGAGAATGCCTACAGAAAATGCTTTCTCAAGGCCTTTTTTAAATAAACTAAAACGAAATATCTCAGGTATAAGAACCTTTCTTAAATCTACTGAAACAATGCACGAAAGAAAAAAGAAGGTACGCATAGATAATGCTGAAGACTTCGATGATTTTTCATTAGTTGCAACTTGTTCTAGAAAAGATGTAAGAAGGTTCATAAGATTAGCAAAAGCAAATAAAAAATACTCTGTTGATGATCTTATGAATGTAAAACCTGGTGATTATATCGTTTTAAAAGGGTATCCCTATGAAGGTATAGATGCTACAGTATTAGACGTAAATTACTCTAATAGAACAGTAAAAGTACTAATCTACCCAGAACATGGTAAAATGGAAGTAACTCTTGATTTTGACAGTGTTCTTTACAGTGTATATCAGGATTCAGACCCAGATAAATTACATTGTAATAACTTTGACTATGACCCAAATTCTATTACTTCTGAAAAGATAGAAGAGAACATTAA